TGCATTATGGGAACCATTTACTAAATACTTATTTGAAGAAGTGTTAGCAACAACAGGTGTACCAGTCATATTCCTAGGTAAAGATGCAGCTAAGTATCAAAAATATGCACCACCATTTAGCTATTCATTCACAGTAAGTCATCCTGCTAGTGCTAGCTATAAGAATTCACAATGGGACACTGAAGGAGTGTTTGGTAAGGTGAATAAGATTCTAAAAGATAACAACAATTATGAAATCCAATGGTTGCAAGAGTTTGCACCATTCTAAAAACACACAATTATGTACAATGTAACAGTGGGTGGAAACATCCAAAAAGGCGATTTAATAGCAGTGGCTAATAGTAATGACTTCAGGATTGGTATTTATTTTGGAAGAGGTGTAGGTGGTACAGTTCAATACTATCATCCTTCAGTTGCTCCATATGCTAAACAATCATATGAAAGTAGATTACTAGTTCATGGTCTTGAACAAGTGGGACCATTTAAAATTGGTCTTATATATAAAGATTATGTTAATACACCAAGAGATACAAGAATCATGAAATTAAACAGAGACAACATTACAGACCAAAAAATGGTAGAAGACCTAGAAAAATCAAAAGAAATATTAAAACAATTTAACATAGACGTAAACTACTAATTATGATTTTAGAAAAACAAACAGAAGCCCACATTCTTGAGGAAGGACAATCTCAAGAAACAACTAAAATGTCACTAGACTTAGATTCTGCACAAGTCCTTATGCAGATGTTAAGTAAGAATCTGTATTCAGATGCTATAGGCTCTACTATCCGTGAATGTGCATCTAATGCATTGGATAGTCATAGAAGAGCTGGATGTGACAAGCCAATTGTAGTTTCATTCAAAAGAAACACAAAGGCTGATATATATGAATTTGCTGTTGAGGATTTTGGTATTGGTTTGGATGCAGATGATGTAGTTAATATCATCAGTAAGTATGGTAAATCAACCAAGCGTAACAGCAATACAGAATTAGGTATGATGGGATTGGGCTTTAAAGCTCCATTAGCCTATAGTTCTAGTTTCTATTTCGTATGTAGAAAAGACGGAATAGAAAGAAAATATATGATGTATGAAGGAGAAGATACAAATAGTATCGATTTATTGTATGAAACACCTACAACAGAATGTAATGGTGTTAAGGTGATTGTTCCTGTCCCTTATGGTGATAGATATAACTTTGCTAACAAGACTAAAGAGCAATTGGCTTATTTTGAGAGTGTATATTTTGATTTTGATTCTTCAATAGGAGGAACAGTAAATAATGATTTCACAATATATAGATCAGAACACTTTCAATTCTCTGGATTATCTACAAACAACTACATGCATTTATGTTTAGATAATGTATCTTACCCAATTGACTGGGATAAGTTAGGGATTAGCAGAATTGGTATTCCAATTGCATTAAGATTTAGTCTTAGTGATGGCTTATTTCCTACACCAAACAGAGAAGCTTTAAGATATACACAGGAAGCTAAACAAACTATTCTTAATAAGCTTAAGGAAGTTGCTAATGTTTATATGGATAAGTTCAATGAAACAATTAAAGACTCTGATGATGTACAAGCTGTTTTAAACTTTTATTCTGAAAGAAATAGATCTATTCCTGATTTTGTTGGTGGTCGTGGTACAATTTATATAGATGAGTTGTTAAAACATGCAACTACACCAATGGCAAAAGCTAAGATAACTGGTATAGAGAAACTAGATCTTGAACGAGTTGCCGATAACCTTAAAGCATATATGCTAGGTGAGTATCATCTTAAATATAGATATTCTAATGGTAGATTCATTGATGCTAAGAATTATTACAGCACTGTACTTCACATTAACGATCTTCAGAAAGATAGATATGGTTATGGAGATGTATATGTATTTACTGAAACATTAACTGTCCAAAAGAAAAACTATTTAAGAAGTCTTTTAGGAGAGGGGCATGCAACACACAAGTTTGTTAAACCTATTGCTAAATTTACATTAGGAACAAAACAAACTGATTATAGTACATATCGCTCAATGTTAGCTTTAGATAAGTATCCAGTTAATGAATGGAGACAGCTCATTACAGAATATAAGCAACTTATTAAGCTTTTAACAAATACATTTATTGATGCAGATGCTATTGAGGTGCCTGAAACATGGATTGCTGAACAAAAAGCAAAACGTATTAAGGTGGCTCAAGTGAATATAGCTTCTGGAACTAAGAGAGTTAGACTTGCAGGTGAGCTATCTGCAAAGATTGCTACAGATCTTCAAGTTTATCTAAGGGGTCAAAGCTGTAAGTTTGTTCCTAAGGTGTTTCAAATGAATAAGTTACATCAATGTACAAAGCTAATGGTTTATGGTACAGAAGAACAACGTAAGGAATTAGATGAATTATATCTAATCTTTAAGAAACATGTATCATTTGCTGTTGTAGCAAAGGCATCATTTGAAAACTTAGAGAAAGCTAAATTACATAACTGGATAAACTTAAATAAATTTATGGAAGGTAAAAACAAACCATTTGCAAGAATGGCTACAGTATTAATGATTAATAGATTTATAAGTGACTATAGCGAAGTGTTTGGTAAGTCAGCAAGAATTAGCTTAGTTTCTAAAGATCTTGGACAAAAAGTAGAGAATCTAATCACTTTTACTCGTAATAATAGAGGTGCTGGATCTTCTAATAGAGAGGATATCATTATTGATTTTGCTATTGCAAATAAGATAGTTGATATGGAAATATATCCAACCTATTTAGAAGTTAAAGCTGTATTTTCTAAACTTCCTTTCCTTAAACCACTGTTCAACAACATCCCAAGCTATATAAGCAAAAGCAATGAAGGATTAACTCCTATGCTTGCTGACTTATTTAAGTATTATAAGCAAAAGGTTAATCTTGAACATTACAAATTTCCAGTGATGAATGAAGATTTGCCTCTGGAAGAAGTGCTGACAGAAGAAGTAGTTAATGACTTACAAATAATATAGTATGACAAAACAAAGCAAGCATGATCTCCTAATGGAGGTCATGTATGCAATGTTCAAAGATAGAACATTGCCACATATTGATATGGAAGATTATGAGTGCATGTGGAAAGCACTCATAAACAAATGGGAAATAGACATTCTTGATGAGACTTTTGCTAAATTCATAGAAGATGTGAATTGCAGAGCCTCTGATAACTACAGCTATTTCAGTATGCTATTTAGAATATATTTTAACAATTAAAAACAAAACACAATGGGATTATTTAGCCTAAGCTGGTTCAAGAGCCAGAAACAAAAACAATTAGAAGACTTAAAATTAGAGTTGGAAATTGTAAAAACACAAAGTTATATTAATGATTATGAATCTGATATGATTCAAGGACCTCAAGAACCTGTACAGAGTTATTCAGATCAATTAATTGATATAATGAATGCAGATAGAGCGTCTAAACCATATATGAACATCAAGATGGTGAATGATACATTAACTATTGTATTAAACGATGGTTCTATCCTAACTAAGTCTGGTGCAACAGCAGAACATTTCAATGAAGCAAGAGACTGCAGAACAGAGTCTTGTTTAATGAGAATTGTTAGTTCTCCAGAGATGGTAAAAGACAGAGAAGTTAAAGAAGCTCAGTTTGCAAAAGCTAAAGCTATTCAAACAGGAGCTGAATATCTATCTACCCTTGCAGACTTTGAGATGAAAGATGGTTCTTTGTATTTGAAAGGAATCAATAGAAGTTTACCTGCCCTTATGGTAGAAGAATTCTTAGAGATTATTGGTTCTTTGAATTTTATTCACGGATTATCTTCTGAAGAAATAGCTGAGGTTATGGAAGAAGATGATGAGTATCAAGGTCTTAAGAGATTCTTTATGTGGTGTTGTTTGAATCCTAGAGCTGAAGTTGCTGATAAGCTATTTGTATTCTTAAAGAAGAATAGCTTCAGAATCACTAAGCAAGGATTCTTTGTAGCATTGCGTAATGTGGTTACACTTCATGGATCTACAGAATTAGTACACTTTGTAAGTAATGCATATAATAAGGTGAAAGCTGTATGGAAGAAGAAACCAGATGATTATTTAGTATTCTTAAAGGATGGTGAATACAAAATGGTTGCTAAATCTATATTTGAAGAACTAGAGCCATGTACAAATTGTGATGGTTCAGGATATGTTCCTTCTGATGAAGATGAAGAAGGATTTGAAGATAGTGACGAATGCTATGAGTGTTCTGGTTCAGGTACAATCTATAAACATGATGAGTCTGAATATGGTGAAGAGATTGGTAACTTAACTGAGTTATATCTTGATCTTCCTAATAGAGCAGAGAATAGATTTACAGATGCTCATACAAAAACATTTGACATCAGAATTGGTAGACCAGTGAATATGCCTATGGATAAATGCAGATGGAACACTGATGATTGTGGTGCTGAAGGTTTACATTTTACTAGTGATGAGATTCATTATGTAGGATGTGGAGATACGTCAGTTATCGTACTTATCAATCCAATGAAAGTTGTAGGTATTGGTGAGTCAAAAGGTAGATGTTATGAGTATTTACCAATTATGACTGTAGCTCGTGAAGAAGCCACTGAGATATTACACGATGTTGATTTTGATACATTGGAGTTAGATGAGTCTTATGCTATACGTGAATTACAAGATCTTGCTACAAAAGCTAGAGATGGTTTCATTGCAGAGAATAAGAAATATGATTTCAATTTACCAGCATTATCAGCTGCAGAAATGTACAATATTGTACGTTCTTTGGATGAAATGAAGCATGAAATTTCTAAAAGAATCGTGACTTTAGATTAACTTTGTAAGCCCAGGGGTAACTCCCTGGGTTTATTTTAAATTAAAATTATGATTAAGAAAAAAAGGACAGCGAAGCAAAGAGCTACTAAAGCAATAAAAGCTCCTAAAATTAGAAATGCAGGCACAATGACTGAGTCAGGATTCTGGTCATTTATAAGAAGCGGTCTTAGACAAAAGAGCAGATGGTGGAAACCAATTACAGAATGTAAACTCAAAGCTAAACGACCTTATAAAGGACCAAACAAGAGACAAAAGTTTGAGTACAAATGCAACATTTGTAAAGAGTGGTTTGCAGAAAAGAATATTAACGTAGATCATATTGTAGGAGCTGGTAGTTTAAACTGTGGAGCAGATCTAGATGGGTTTGTTAACCGATTGTTTTGTGAAGCAGATAACTTACAAGTTCTTTGCACCGTGTGCCACAATGAAAAAACAAAATTAGAGAAAAATGATAAAAGTAGAGATTAACAGAGCTCCATCATTTACAGAAATCTGGCATGAAGGATCTGTAACAATGAAAGATGTACAATACATGTTCTGGCTTATCAATCCAACAGGAAAAGATGAGCAAGGACGTGAGTATGAAATGGAGATTAGATGGTGGTTTAAACAAGTGCCAATGGAGATTAGATCAATGAGTGAACAAATTATTAAAGACTTTAAAGAAAAACAACATGATACAGGGACCAACGAAAACAGAAGCTCAATATAGAGCAGTGAAGATGGATAGCTCTTCCAGTTTAAAAGAGTTCTCAACCAATCGTAAGAAGTATCATAAAAGATATATCCTTAATGAGAAGGTGGAAGAAGAAGATAATAAAGCAGCAACTACAGGACGTGTGGTAGAAACATTGTTATTAGAACCAGATGAGTTCGATAACAGATTCCACATGTCTATAGTTAATAGTGCTCCAACAGCAATGATGCTAGAGTTTGTAGAAGCTTTGTATAAACATACAGCTGCAGCTACAAATGAAGATGGTATAGTTACTAGAGGGTTTGAAGAGTTAACTAAAGATGCTCACGCTGATTCAGGATTTAAAATTAAATTAGAGGCTGTCCTTGGTAAATTCATAGGAACAGACGCAGAAATCTATTTTAAGGAAATCCTTGAGGTTAGAAGAAAAGGTCTTACAGTTGTAACATTACAAGATGTAGACAATGCTACTAAGATTGTAACTGAGCTTAGAAGTAATTCAATCACTGCAGAGATAGTTAACTTAGTTAACAGTGCACGCTATGAAGTGCTGAATCAAATACAGATTGAAGGATATGATGTGTTTAATCACAAGTTTAAGTCTATGATGGATAAAGTTGTTGTAGATCATACAGCAAAGACAATTCAAGTTTATGATTTGAAATGCACTTGGTCCGTAGAAAACTTCTATGAAGAGTATTATCTATATCGTAGGTCTTATATACAAGCATATTTATATTGGCATGGTGCTAAACATCAGTTTGCTGAATTATTAGCAGATGGTTATAATGTACTTCTTCCTATATTCATTGTTTGTGATAGCACAAACTATAGTAGTCCATTGTTATATCAAATGACTGTAGATAGTATGACTGCTGCAGTTGATGGATTTGAGCACAAAGGACGTAATTATCCAGGTGTAGAATCTATTATCAATGACTTGATTTGGGCTGTTGAGAATGATACATGGAACATATCAAGAGAGAATTATTTAAATAATGGTGTAGTAAACTTAGCATAAATGAAATTACAAAAAACTATTACATCTATTTTCATTGTTCCAACTCTTAGTATTGCAAGAGAAAAATTGGCAGATAATGGATATATTAATGGATATATTAAAGATGGTATGAGAGATATACAGTATAAAAATGCTGTATATCTTCTCTTTAAACCAGAAAATTTAGATAAATTCAAAGAGTTTTTAGATGAGGAATATGAACGTACAAAGTCTATAATTGATGATTATGATTATGAAGATGGATACGTTGTATTAGTTTACAAATTAAACACCATATATCAAAAAGACTTTAAATTGGTCAAACAAGGTAAATATTCTAAAACATCTAAACAGTTTCAGGAACTATTTCCAAAAACAATGAGAGTTTATATAAGTACAAATACATTTGAGACTAAACTAACTCTTCAGTATCGTATATTTAACAAAACAGAAGACTTAAAAGAATTTTGGGAAGAGAAAATTGATATGAAATTAGATGAAGATAGTGAAGTTTGGACAATGTTTGTAGAAGATAAAGAAATTTTAAACTTAGAAAAAATTAAAGAACATGTATAACAAAGACATACTAGACGAACTAGTAAGACAATTTGGTGAAGAAAAAACTATCATCTTTTGTAAAATGGAATCAGTTAAGAACGAATTGATTTTTAATGAGTTAGAAGCTAATTCATATAATGATTTAGATGAACACAGTTTTGAAAGAGACTGGTGGAAGACTCATGGTGATATATTACAGGTAACTAGAGTGGCAAAACTTTTAAACAAAAAATAATGACAGGAAAAGAATTATTAGAAGCCTATCCAAAGGCTGCTGAAACAGTGATTAAGTTTTACTCAGATCAATTCATTAAATCTATAGAAGCAGGTGATGTTTCTGATGAAATTAAAGAATATGCTAAAGGACAAACAATTGATGCTGAATACATTGGAACATTTATAGAAATAAACCCTAGAGGTTTATTTGATGTATTTGATGAGAATAAGATATATATTCAAACAACTGTAGAATTACAGCCATATGTTGAACCAAGGTTTAATTATTCTGTATCTGGGGCAGTGGCTAGTACTGGTTCAACTATCAGTTTTGGTAGTAGGATAGAAGCTGAGAAACAAGCTATTGAAACAGCATTTCAAATTTTAAATGATAACTTATGAGTGATCAAATAGTATTAGAAGTTATTGAGAAATATGCTAAGCGTAGTGAGGTGGGGATTGCTAAATATGGCACCACACTAGAAACTAACAATAAGGATAATTATCTAAAACATCTCCAGGAAGAACTAATGGACGCAACTCTTTATCTACAGAAGTTAATAGCTCAGAATAAAGAAATAACCAGTTTGGTTAGTAATCATCCAAACGATGCAGAACTTGGTTACAAAATAAGAGATTTGATTAGATAATATTTTAAAAACCTCTTGGTTTCTAATTTGAAGGGTTGTATATTCGCAACCCTTCATTTTTAACCAATAAAACACAATAAAACAATGGATTTAGGACTAGAAGCTCTATCGAGCATAACCGTTTTTAGTAAGTATGCTAAATACATACCCACACTAAAGAGAAGAGAGACATGGGATGAGATAGTTGATAGATATCAAGCTATGATGATTAAGAAATATCCTAAATTAGAACAAGCAATTGTAGAAAGTGCTGTATTCATCAGAGAAAAGAAAGTGTTACCATCTATGAGAGCTTTGCAGTTTGCAGGAGCAGCTATGGAAGTGAATAATGCAAGAGGATATAACTGTGCTTACCTACCTGTAGACAGCTTGTATAGCTTTAGTGAGACAATGTTCTTGTTATTAGGAGGATCTGGTGTAGGATTTTCAGTACAAAAGCATCATGTAGAGCAATTGCCAGCTATAAAGAAACAAGACAACTATAAACAAAGAACCTACCTTATTGAAGATTCTATTATGGGTTGGGCTGATTCTGTTAAGATGTTAATGAAGTTCTATTTTGATGGAGGTCCAAAGCCTAAGTTTGACTTTAGAGCTATCCGTGAGAAAGGGGCTAGATTGGTAACAGCTGGTGGTAAAGCACCTGGACCAGAACCATTGAAGATAGCTTTAGCTCATATTGATGCTATCATGGAAAGAAAGGAAGATGGTGAGAAACTATCACCATTAGAATGTCATGATATTATGTGTCATATAGCTAACTCTGTTCTTGCAGGTGGAATTCGTAGATCAGCAATGATCAGCTTGTTCAGCCATGATGATGAAGAGATGATTACATGTAAATATGGTGATTTTTGGGAGTTAAATGAACAAAGAGGTAGAAGCAATAACTCTGCAGTGTTAGAAAGAGGAGAAGTTAGTGAAGAAGAGTTTCAAGCTCTATGGAAGAGGATTGAAGCTTCTGGATCTGGTGAACCAGGAATCTATTGGACTAATAACAAAGATTGGGGAACTAACCCATGTTGTGAAATTGGTTTAAGACCATTCCAGTTTTGTAACTTATGTGAAGTGAATGTATCTGATGTAACAGATCAAACAGATCTTAATGATCGTGTAGCAACAGCTGCATTCTTTGGTACATTACAAGCAGGATTTTATGATTTCCACTACCTACGTCCTATTTGGTCTAAAACAACCCAAAAAGACGCTTTGTTAGGAATTGGTATGACAGGTATAGGTTCTGGAGAAATCCTTAAATACAACCTAGAAATAGCAGCAAACACTGCTAAGGTGACTAATAGTATGATTAGTGCTGTTATAGGAACTAATGAAGCAGCTCGTGTAACTTGTATAAAGCCTTCAGGAACAACAAGTCTTGTCCTTGGTACAGCTAGTGGAATTCATGCTTGGCATGCTCCATATTATTTAAGAACCATGAGATTTAATAAGAATGAAGACATTGCAGCCTATCTAATGATTAATCATCCAGACTTATGTGAAGATGATGTATTACGTCCAAAAGATACAGTGTGTGTTCGTATCCCTGTTAAAGCTCCAGAAGGATCTATTATGAGAACAGAAACAGCTATTGATACATTAGAGCGTGTTAAGAAGTTTGCAACAGAATGGATTTTACCTGGTCACATTAATGGAGCAAATACACATAATGTATCAGCTACAGTTTCTATTGATAAAGATAGAGTGTATGAGTTTAAATCATTTAATTTAAATGAATGGGAAATGGTAGGTGACTGGATGTGGGAGAATAGAGATACATACAATGGTTTAAGCGTATTACCATACTTTGGAGGATCTTTTGAAGGTATGCAAGCTCCATTTGAAGACATTACAGAAGAGCAGTATAATGAGAAACTTTCACACATCACTTCAGTTGATTTAACTAAGGTGATGGAGTTAGATGACACTGTGGATTTTGGACAAGTGGCAGCATGTGCTGGAGGAGCTTGTGAAATAAATTAGTAAGTTTGAATAAAACTTTATAATATTGTGTTCGTTTTCTTTTGTCAATTGTGTCCCCCTAGGAGTTGTTACCTAGGGGGTTTTTTATGCACAATTACTAGGAAAATAGCACCAAAAGACTTATATTTGTAGACACAAAAACAATTAAAAATGGCAAAAGCAGCAAAGCCTCAGGAGGGCTCAATCTCCAAATTTCAAGATGCATTAGACAAGCTAAACAAAGCTTATGGTGTAGGAACAGTTTTAACTCTAGACAGTAAATCAACAGGTAACTATGATGTAATCAGTACAGGAAGTATTGGTTTTGATTATGTTACATTAGGTGTTGGTGGATTTGTTAAGGGTAAGCTTTATGAGCTTATGGGTTGGGAAGGTTCTGGTAAATCTACAATCTGTGGTCATGCTGTAGCTGAATGTCAAAAGGCAGGAGGCACAGTATTGTATATAGATGGAGAGCATGCAGTTGATAAGAAATACTTTCAAGCATTAGGAGTGGACACAACTAAGATGTTAATTGCTCAACCATCATGTGGTGAGGAAGGTTTCCAAATTGCAATGGATATGATTAACACTGGAGACATTGATCTTGTTATCATCGATTCAGATTCATCATTGATTCCTAAGAAGGTGCTAGATGGTGAAGTGGGTGATTCTTCTATCGGTAGAAAAGCTTTATTAAATAGTAATGCCTATCCAAAGTTGAAGAGTGCATTATCAGAACATAATGTTTGTGTAATTGTAGTTAGTCAATATCGTGAGAAGATTGGTGTTATGTTTGGTAATCCAACAACAACTCAAGGTGGTCATGCATTGAAGTTCTATTCAGATGTAAGAGTGGAAGTCTCTAAGTCTTTAGCTAAAGAAGGTGATCAAGCTTATGGTAACATCACTAAAATGAAAGCTATTAAGAACAAAATGGCTCCTCCTTATAGACTAGCTAACTTTGAGATAGTTTATGGCACAGGAATTGATAAGCTTAAGGAAGTTATGGAACTTATTAATGAGCACGGAATTGGTAGAAAGTATGGTAAAACTATGACTATTGGTGAACATAAGTATGATCTTGAAGAGTTCAGAGCAATGTTAACTGATAATGAGGAGTTTTATAATGAGATTAAAAAAGAGATTCTTAACAAGATTAATAACGTAGAAACTAAAATAGAAGAAGATGTTGAAAATTAAATTACAAAAAGTTACAGAAGATGCTTTGCTACCTATCAAGGGTAGCGAGCATGCTGCTGCATATGATGTGTATGCACACACTATCACCCCAGGAGTTGGTAAAGTGAAGGTTGGTCTAGGATTTAAGACAGAAATACCTAAAGGATATAAAGGTATTATTGTTCCTAGAAGCAATTTAACTAAATTTAAGTGGGTAGTTAATAATTCCTTTGGGGTTATTGATTCTGACTATAGGGGAGAATGGATGGTCATCTATACATCTTTAGATCCTGATCATGAGTTTCCATATAATGTGGGAGATCGTGTAGCTCAAATCTATTTTGAAGAAGTGCTACCTTTATCTTTTGAGATTGTTTCTAGCTTGGAAGAATCAGAAAGAGGTGAGGGAGGCTTTGGATCAACTGGTTTAAAATGAGTACATGTAAAACATGTGGTAAGAAATGTGATGGAGAATACTGTTTTCAGCACAAGCCTAGAAAACCTTTAGCACTCACTAAAGGTTTTAAGGTGAAGATTCCTGAAAAGAGTCCTATTACACAAATAAATCCTATGAGAGATTTATTTTTACATATATGGAAAAAAAGATCTCATAAGTCTGAAGTTAGTGGAACTTCTTTAGGATCTGAGCCATTGCATATATTCTTTCATCATATTTTACCAAAAGAAAAATACCTTCAAGCTGCTTTAGATGAAGAAAATATCATACTTTTGACACTCTGGGAGCATGCTGATGTAGAAGCTGATATATACAAATTTGATGAAGTTAACAAAAGACGTGAACAATTAAAACAGAAGTATGAAATTAATTAACTGGATAGCTTTTGTAACATCAGTAGTTATCACTTTTACTATCTTTATGTATATGCATGATGATAAAGTTGCTGATTTAACAACAAGATATCAAGTTATACCACTTAACGGTGGTACATTTGATCTTGATGTGAATGTTCTTGTTACAGAAGATACAGCATTTGCTCTTACTTATGTAAAGAAACATCTGGATAGTACAGCTTCATCCGATGACTTTAATAGCAGAGGAACCACATTTACCTCCATAAATGGGGGAAGCACTATCATATGGTTACCTAATACAGAAGATGAGTCTATAGTGATGCATGAACTTTTACATGCTACAATAGATATTATGAGAAGGGTGGGAATATCACTAACTGAAGAAACTGAAGAAGCATATACATATGAGCTTCAATATTTAACAAATCAATTTTATAAACAAAATCAAACAAAATGAGTGCAGCAACAGGTTACGAAGGAGATGTACAATTAGAAGATAGATTAAAAGAATCTACCTTTCATGAAAGACTGCTAGATGAAAGATCAGAACTAGCAGAGCGTATTGAAATGTTAAAACAATTCATTACAATAAATTCTGCTTATAGAGGTCTTACACATGATCATCAAAATTTATTAGAGGATCAGTTAGAAGCAATGGAAACATACGAAAGTGTGTTAATCCAAAGATTAACATTGTTAAACAAACAAAACCAATTATAACATGAGTTTATTCTTTTACACAAGAACAGCAGAAGATGGTAAAGTCTACACAGATAGCTTTAACCTAAACAAAGTGATTAGATCAGTACAAGTAGATGATGATAAGCTATTAGTCTTATTAGATGATGCACATGAGCGTTCAGAAGTGGTGCCTGATGTTGATCCTAAGACAGGAAAGACTAGAGGAACTAAGAGAGAGCGTAATACGTATTCAACAGAAATCACTTTAACTGGTGAGGATATTACAAGATTTAACAATTTAAACAAATAATTATGTCTACATTATTAGGAAATCGTATCTATTTAGAGATACCTGTACAGGATGAAACAAGTAAGTTAATCGTTGATGAGAACACTAAAGAAGCATTACAAAAAGAAATGATTCAGAAGATGTCTAAGTTAAAAGTGTTACAAGTTGGTAACTTAGTAGATCACATTAAAGTGAATGATGTAGTGTTAGTAGATCCTTCTGCATTGCAGAAAGCTATACTAGTTCCATTATCTGAGGAGCAAACTGTAATATTAGTATCTCCATTTGACATTATTCAAATTTGGTAAAATGAGCTATCCATTTATTTCATGTAAATGCATAACTTATGGTAGAGTGTCCACGCTTGAGGAGAGCATTGAGTCTTTCCTCAAGCAGGATTACCCTGCAGATAAGTGTGAACTCATTATAGTTAATGACTATCCTTTACAAACTCTTGTGTTTGATCACCCTCAAGTTAAGATAGTTAATCTATCTAAAACATTTGACACCATAGGAGAGAAAGAAAACTATGCAACTAATCTATGTCAAGGAGAGATTATATGTCAGTGGGATGATGATGATGTAGCTCTATCAAATCATTTACAGAATGTAGTTAAATACATGGCTGATAATGTAAATATTATTCATTGGGAAACAGGAGTGTTGTGCCACATTACAGGTATTGAACAAGTTGGTTGGATAGGTAATTCTGGTATTGTGTTTAGAAAGTCAGCTTGGAAAGCTGTAGGAGGACATCCTATTGAAAATGCTGGATATGATATGACTTTTATAGAAAGCATCAATGCATATGGAGGAAGACTATTTGCCAAACCACCTAAAGAAGAAGCTAGCTGGTTCTACATGTGGGGAGGAAGAGGTTATCACATGAGTGGTGAAGGTACAGACCATCCTGGAAAGCTAAACGCTATACAAAGACACAGTGCCCATATTGAAAAAGAAAGAAGTATAGGAAAGATTCCTATAGGAGAGGTTAAACTAAATCCTCATTGGAATATAGATTATCCAGAATTATTAAAAACATATTTAAAATTATAAAATGGCACATCCAGAACAAAGAACATTCATGACATACGTAAAAGGAAAATTTCCTGAGAAGTTTACAGGTTGTAGAGTGTTAGATATTGGTTCATTAGATATTAATGGAAACAATAGATATCTGTTTACAAACTATAAATATATTGGTGTAGACATTGGTGCAGGAAAAAATGTAGATGTTGTGTGTAGAGGACATGAATTCAAAGACTCTGAAGGATTTGAGATTGTTATATCAGCAGAATGCTTTGAACATGATGAGTTTTGGAAGGATACAATTAAAAACTGTATTAAGTTAACTAAACCAGGAGGAGTGTTTTTATTTAGCTGTGCTACAACAGGAAGACCTGAGCACGGTACTAGAAGAACTAGTCCTCAAGACTCTCCATTTACATCAGAGATTGAGAATGATTATTACATGAATCTCACAGAACAAGATGTTCGTGAAGAGATAGATATGGAAGATTATTTCTCAGAGCATGAGTTTATTGGTAGAGAAACATGGCCTCAAGATTTATATTTTTGGGGAATCAAGAAATAAAAAAAAGCCCTCTGAAATTAATCAGGGGGCTTTTCTTTTGATACTCTCCTTTAAGGGTCTCATTCTAGACTGAGTTGCCACAACCTAAGCGTGCAGTTTTTAATTGCAGGAGGAGATAATTATTTTGATAATTTCTTACCAGTCATAGGAGCCATAGGACTCTTACCTTTGTTTTTTATTACATCATACTCCTTCATATAATTACCATTAATTGGTTTTGGAGGAGCAACCTTAGGAGCTAATCTAGGTTTACCTGATTTCTTAGCTTTACCTGATGTCATAGCTTTTGTTGCCATAATTATTTCTTTTTCATTTTACCACCGCAAGACATACATCCTTTGGTTACTTTCTTACCAGACTTAGCCATACCTTTAGCACCTGCAATCTTATCTGCAAATGTAACTTTAGGGTTTTTATCAACACCAGCTTTTACTGATAACATACCAAAATTACCACCGTCTTTAGCTTTAACAGCTTTCTTAGGAGCATATTTACCAAGACCAGCTTGTTTATCTAATGCATCAGACATGCCTTTACCCCATTTATCAGCATCAGCTTTTTTATAGAGTTTGCCTTCAGATCTTTCACCACGGACCATTCCTTTAGGAGGAATACCATTACCGTTTTCTGCTTTTTTCAATTTTTTAATAGTTGCCATTATTTTTTAGTTTTAGCTTTGATTTTCTTTTCTTGTTTCAACATAGCAGCTGTAGGTTTCTTTCCAGATCCTTTAGCAGCTCTGATGTTGTCCCATAAACCACGAGGTGATTTAGAACCATCTTTACGTTTTAACATTTCCATTTCCTAAGAGATTTATTTATACGTGAATCAGGATCGTTGGCTGTTTTAGAGCTTGTAAGCTTCTTCTTCATACCAGACATCCTAGCACAGAATGATTTCTTTCTAGAACCTCCTTGAGGCTGTGGTGCTTTAAGACCAGGCTTACCTGGATTAGCTCTATTATAAGAAGCTCTTCCCTTAGCATTTAAACCACCTGATTCAGATTTTCCTTCTTTTCTTTGCCATGCAGGTGTAGATCCACCATTTTTCAATGTGCTTCCTTTGAATTCCCCTTTCTTTTTAATCAAGGGACCATTAGGAACAGGAGTGATACCACCACCATTCCTAAGAACTCCTTTACCTACATAAGCAGAAGCTTTTTGTGGGTTATATGGTCCAGGTTTTTTAATTGTTGCCATTTCTTCTAAAAGTTATATTCGGTTTAACTATGATATCTTTATGAGTAAATTGCCAGAGTTCACCAGTTTCATTAATAATTACAGTGTAAATTGTGTCAGTTTCATGACCATAGTCTGTAACTAACCATATGATACCATCTCCCTTAGGTGTCTTTACATCAATCCTATTACTAGGTTCAAATATCATTATTTACCTTTTCTAGCTCTACCCATTGCTTTGAATGTCTTAGCTAGTGCTTTCCTTTTAGGAGTGCATGTTTTTTTAGTTTCTGGAGTACAAAATCCCTTGTGAGCTGGATTAACAGCTTTTTGAATCCAGTTTTTATCTTTCTTAGCAGTTGCCATGGTATTACTTCTTTTTAGACATCTTTGTAGCACCCAATTGTTTATCTTTCTTTAACACAGCTTTACCCTTAGCACCAGCTAATGTTTTCTCTTGAACTTTAGTCCAAGCACCTTTAGGATCTACAGGACCTACACGCTTATTAGAAGCTTTTAGTCCTGTAAGACTACCGCCTGATTTTTTTACAGTTGCCATTATAATATGTTTTTATATTTTTTCTTTAACAACACCAGCCTCTACAGAACTAGCAAGAACACTTTCAATAGCATTTGCAGCTTCATTAGCTAACAAAATTGTTTGAGCTTCTTTAGTAGATATTGTAGCACGTAGTGCATTTAATATTACACCAAATTGACCACCTGTTAATGTAAATGTTTCATTAGCATTCCAAGTGTACTTCTTATTTGGATCAAATTGAATAGGTTCTTGACCTTCTTCTACGATTGGAGCAAACTCCTTAATTTCTTCTGACATAATTTTTTGGTTTTATAGGCAAAGATATGGTAAAAACGATATATGAACCAAATTTAATTTAGCTCTATATCAAACACGATTGTAGCTGAGCTTTTAATACTCTTAGACAAATCTAGCTTGATTTGGAATATATTGTGTAATTTAAGAATCTCTTGCAACAACATTTCATTATATGCAGGAATAGAAGTTGCTATCCTAAAGTGATAAGACTCTGGATTTTTAGTTATTTCCATTATAGCTAGCTCGTCCACCGAACTTATAACTCCTTCAAGATGAGCAAAATAAGCTATTTCATTATCTTGCATCACCTCAGGAAAGAATTTCTTGTTAATTTGCATTAAGACAAGGTTAAGCGGTATTTAATTTTAGCAGCATTTCCAGATAGAGATTGTGCTATATTTTCAATATCTGGCATTCCAGTAGTTTCACCAAATGCTTCTAACTGTTTTGCAAAGGACATAAGTTCAGAAATTACCTGATCAGGCATTCCTGGAGAGTAACCCTTAATTGCTTCAACAGGCATAGTTTTAGTTCTAGTTCCTGTATAGCCCATAATTTTCTCTACAATCTCATCTTTTATATCAGCAACCATATCATACGCATCTCCTAAAGCCAAATGCTCAGCTAGAGATTTTGTTTGCCAATGTAATTCATGTAATTGTAAATCAAAGTAATTTAGCTTAGCCTTAATTGAATCTAGATTCAAAGAGACTTTTTCCATCATTTCTTCTGGAAACATTGATTTAATTGCCATTTTGGTTTATTTTTTACTATCCAGGGATAGCAGTTGTTGTAGTGCTAGTTGTACTAGTTGTAGTTGTGCTAGTTGTACTTGTAGTAGTGGTAGTTGTAGGCACATATGTGCAACATTCACTAATAGCAATTTCATGCCATCTTCCAACTGTAGGCTTCTTTCTTCTAAAGATAAGGCTACCTGCAACTACTCTGTTACTACCATCGTAGCGTACATAAGCTTTTAAGTATTGATTACTTCCCATAATTTTGTTTTGATTAGGTTAATAGTTAAGGTTATATTTTGTTTTTAATTCAATCATTTTTGAGACATAATAGTGTGTACCCTTCTTTTTAGATTCTTCACTATTAAAAACTGTGTCTAAGTGTGTATCCTGAAAAGGATCTTTACCTGTGTGATAAACTCCTTTGTAGAAAGCAGGATAACCAGGCATTTGTCTTTCTGTTATACCAGCATTGTGTAAAATTCCTAGTCTGTGTACTTTTTCAATAGGATCACTAGACCAAGAGAATTCAAGCTCAGAAATGTTTAATGTTTCTTGTTCTCTTAACCAAAGGTTCCAAAGAACAGCCCACATATCAGCACACCAGCTTTGAAATCCACCACTCTCATCTTTAAAGAACTGTCTATTAACAGTCATTAAGTGAGTTCTAATCATCATGCAATCTCCCAACACTTTCTCCCAGAATGTATGATCAATGTTCTTTAACAGATATTGAGCACCTCCTGAATGTAAGTTATGCTTTTCAGCAATCTCTCTAGTTATTCCTACTATGTTAGTAGTTTCAGCTAGTATATCTCTAGTTTTGTACTCTTCCAGTTTTGCTGGTAGTACATCTTTAATTTTACTATCAAAATATGAAGCGTTTATATAGCTGTTTGTATCAGAGAGATAGTTAATCTCATCATCTACAAACTTAGATATATCGAATTTATCTGTGAATAACACATCTGAATCACAATACATCACTGCTTTATCTTTCATCTCTGGGTGCTCCTGAAAATACCTCCCTAAAATATAAGGGCGAAGAACAGGAATATACACACCAAAATATTTACTAATATTATTTACGTCTTTATAAAAGACAAACTCTGTCTCTGGGTATAAGTCAATTATCTGTTGCCACTTAGTATTCTTTTCCCTAAAGTCAGGAATGTATATTAGCACAATTGCTTTATCAGAATGTCCAATTTGTCTTAAGCTTTCAATCCATAGATGCACTTGCCATGTGTAATACGCATCATCTGGCTGTGCACAGATAAATTTAAGATCCTTCATATATGTAGTTTGTTGGTTTTTCTCTTATTAAGGAGCTGGGGTAGTAGTTGTAGTTGTTGTAGGTGTGCCATTAGCATAAACAACCTTGATTAAGGTTTCTAATTGTAATGATATATTATACAACAATTGAGACTGTGGGTCTTGACTTAAAGGTCTTGAAGGTATTGCCATGATATTAATAAACTTTTGTTAATGTAAAGTTTCGTGAGAATATTGAATTATCTACATCAGCGGTATCCCACTGTGCAGTGATTACCAATGTATTACTTATTGTAGTGTCAAAGGTAGTAGTATTAAGTTGACTCAAAACATATCCTTCAAATTGAGTTCCTCCATTTCTAATGTAAGAGAATAATCCTCCAGATGAAATTGATGCAGTGCCAGTTCCTCCTAATGTTCTAACTGTAAAATACAAATTCATTATCCAAGATTTACCAGTTGCAGCAGCTAAATCAATTATTCCAGTGTCAGCAAGAATTGTTCCTCCTAATGTTTTAACACGAATGTGTACTGTTGATGCACTTGTACAAGAAATTAAACCATCTAATGCACAAAGAAATGAATCTCCAATAGAGAATGCGTTTGCAGGAACAGATAATGTACCCACTCCAGCCCCTATGATTGTTGTTTCTACAGCAGTTGCAGTTACAGGTGTACTATCAGCTGTTTGAGAAAATAAACCAAAAGATGCTGTAGCATTACTTGTTCCACTTGTTCCAGCAGTACCTGCTAAACCTGCAGTTCCTGCACTTCCAGATGTTCCAGCTGTACCGCTTGAGCCACTAGTTCCTGATGCACCAGTAAGACCTGATGATCCAGATGTACCAGTTAAACCAGAAGAACCATTTGTTCCTGATGATCCACTTGTACCTGAAGAGCCATCACCACCAGCAGCACCATTAAGATTTACAGTCCAATCACTATATGTTCCAGATCCAACTACAGTGATAGGAGGTCCTATAACTAATATACCTGTTCCAGAATCATAGCTTACAACAGAACAAATTTGATGATTTGTAGAATTATATGCTATTATAATATCTTGAGCTACAGTGTATGATAAACCAGTTCCTACAGTTAAAGTTGTAGATGTTCCTAATGTAAATTCTGTAACAGAATCTGTTCTATATCTATCTCCAGATAATCCTGAAGAACCATTAGTTCCTGTAAGACCACTTGTTCCAGTGATACCAGATGAACCAGATGTACCTGTAAGACCACTAGTTCCTGAAGAACCAGATGTTCCAGAACCAGATCCACTACCACATGCAGTTACACAAATAAGGCTTTCCATCTGCTTAGAGATGTTCCAAAGTAACTGAGATTGAGGGTCCTGCGAGAGGGGTCTAGATGGTATTGCCATACGAAATGATTAATGCCCAAAGATATGTATTTTATTAACATATACAATGGGCTGGTTTAATTTGGTATAATCAAACTGATTAAATTACCTCTAATCAAATTGGTTATTTTCCTTGTCTGTTATATTTTTTAACAGGTTTATCTTTTGGACCTCTAGATTTTTGGTACTTACCATTTTTCCTAGATCCAAAATTGATCTTTTTAGAATCACCTGATGATTTAGCTTTTGCCATATTGGTTATATTTTTGAAAAGTCGTACAACACCTTAGCTATCTCTTTAGCTAATTTGAATTCATTTGCTGTGTATACAGCCATGTCAAGTTTATTATCGATGAAACACACTTCTAATAGTATATTCTCTGAGTTAGGACGCATCCAGCCTAGAGTCTTTCTAGCTGTATCTATTTCAGTTTTTACCCCTCCCCCCCTTTTCTTTAATCCTGTAACTGTATTTATAACATCAGCTATACGTTGAGCCAATTGTTTTTCAAAAGGAGTGCTTACATTAGGAACAATCACTTCAGTACCAGTGCCTCCACCAGCATTAAAGTGTATATCCACAAGAACATCTTTAACTCCAAACTTACCTTTGATATAAGCTAATGTCTTAACTAAGGCATTAGTATCAGGATCTACATCAACAGATGCTCCTAATAGAGATAGTTCTTTAACTAATGCATTTCTGAAGCTAATTGCAAGGTCTCTCTCAGTGTAACCACCGTGAGCAGCACCTCCATCAACTCCACCATGTCCTGCAGATATAAATAGTTTTCTTGCCATTACTTAACTTTGATTTTCCAATATGATTGAAATCCATAAATTAGTTGTTGATCAAATCCTACAGAACCAATGAAGATTCTATCTTGTCTATCCTTATATAAAAGTCCTACATGAGCAGACTTTATAGGAGTAAATTGACTTCCGTACAAACCTCCTCCCAAATAGAACTGTCTAACAGGGACATAAGGTTTAGTAACTGTCACAGTTTTTTCAGGAATTGTGACAGAATAAGTGATTGAATTACCTATAATCATATTAGCAATAACTGTATCAAAGACAGAAGCGGTCCCATAGGTGCCTAACTTATAGTCTGTCTTGAATATGTGCTCAGTAAAATGTCTACTGATTACAGAATCGTATTGTTTTAATAACCCTGCATAACTTGTATCTGGTATATATTGAATACTATCTTTCCAAATAGTATCTCTCTTAGATTTTAAGAAGATTGGTTTACCAGGAGTAGTGTCATGGATAGTAACTAAGTTAGTTATAGTATCAATGTGCGGTAATTCAGGAGGATCTTTAGGTATGTATGAGCTTCTTTGTAAAAGTATTACAAACATTAAACAGGCAATGATTCCTACAAAAAGGTTATTTTTCATCTGTGTTGGTATTTTCTTCAGAGAAGAAGTTAGATAGAATTTTAGCTACAAAGCCTATAACAAATATAATAGTTCCCACTATCACATGACCATTCAATGTTGTCAGTCCACCAGCAAAAGTACAAGCAGATACAATAGCATCTGCAGCTTTCCTAATTGATTTAGGAGTGGGTTTCCAATATTCTGAAGGGCCAAATTTCATGGTTGTTTCTTTTTTACAAAGTATTTCAGATTCCTATTATCAGGAATTACAGCAATCATTTCATTTTTTACAGGAGGAACAGTTTCTCTTGAACCAGAGTTATCCATTGTCAAACTTGCTGTTTCCCTACCATACACCGCTCTTTCTAGATTATCAATTCTTGCATGGTCAGTTATTGTTTGAGACATCAAGAATTTCATATCAGTTCTAATTTCACTAGCTATACTTAAAATCAACAGTCCTACAAGAGAAGCTAAGCTAGGAAATATCCACAGTTTAAATTTTTCAAATTGAGTTGCCATTCATGTATGTTTGGGGGCTTATGTTATAAAAACAAAAATACACCTGATTTAGGTGTAAAATTGGGTCAGTTTGACCTATGTAAGTTAGTTATAAAGTTCCTAGCAAAGCTATGTAAAAAGATTCATATATCCAAATATTTTTTTATGAGTAGGGTTGATAGGATTTCTCCTCTACAAACTCAGATCCATACTTCATATTAATTTCTTTTTTAATGTATGCACGCTCATCATTTATTCTATAAACAGACCTAGCTAGTTCTATAAATCTAAGACTAAAGTCTCTATCTCTTTCACAAAGTCTAATGTCATCTTCCACCTTCCAAAGAGCTTGGTTCACTTGAAGTAGTTTATCTGTTAAAGGATCAAGTAAAATCTCAGGTTCAATCACTATGTTTAAATAGTTTTTCTCAGTAAAAACATTCTTAAGTTTATCCTTGTCTGTAATATTTAATGCTTTGATAGAAAGAATGGTCCATTTGTCCACAATTTCCCCAATACTTACTTCAATTTTCATAGTAAAATGTTGTTTTATTACAGCAAATATAGTAAATTTGTATAAAATAACCAACAAATGAAACCAGTTTGTTTAAACCTGGAAGAGTGTAATGGATTGGGTGACCTCATCTGTGCTACCCCCACTATAAAAAAACTTCACGATAGTTACCAAAGAAAGATTATTGTTCTCTCTAAAATGCCTGAGCTATTCAAGATGAATCCTTATGTAGAAGCTAGCTATAAAGCTGCTTCTGTAGATATGGATTGGTTTAAGAAGAATGCCATAGTGCATAACTCTTTCTATCTAGTAGGTAAGAAAGATGAGAGAGGTGTAGAAATGAAACATAACATGATGGACATTAGACAGTTCCATGCTATACATCTAGGGTTTATGCTTAATGAAGATGAATTAGAATGTTACTATCAACCTACAGAAGAAGATGCTTGTACATATGGATTTAGTGATAAAAGTACATCTGGTACCAAGAGATACATAGTGATACATCCTGTTAACAGCTGGCCTAACAGAACTTGGTCACAAGACAATTGGTTAAACTTGTCTAAAGAATTAGTTAAGTGGGGATATAATGTTGTAGCTATAGGTAAAAATAGTTCTGAGACAGGATTCTTTAATGTAGATAAACCTGTGCATGATATGGGCGGTGGTTATCTTACTAATCTAATGAACCAAACATCTATCTCTCAGACCTGGCACATAATCAATAGTGCTGCTGCTGTTATCACTATGGATTCTGGTATCCTTCATTTAGCAGGTACAACAGAAACACCTATAGTTGAATTAGGATCTCCCATCAACCCAGAGTTTCGTAGACCACGTAGAAAGACTAGTAAACACATATATGTAAGAGGAGGTTGTGGGCTACACTGTAGCTCCAATATGAAATATGCTCTTGAGTATTGGGACACTATAGATTCTGTACAGCCACTAATTGGTTGTCTAGAGAAGAAAGAAACATTTGAATGTCATCCGTCTGTAGGACAAGTAATTCATGCAATTAATAATAATCTATGAAAAAACTATTAATAATCACTCCTCATCTATCAACAGGAGGGGCACCGCAAGTAACAGTAAATAAGATAGAGCTTTTACAGAATGATTTTGACATCAAGGTGATTGAGTGGGATTTAATTGCTTGGTCATTTGTTGTACAAAGAAACAGAATCATTAAACTTGTAGGAGAACAAAACTTCTATTCTCTAGGAGAGAATAAGTTTGAGCAGTTGTCCGCTATAATCGGACAGTTCAATCCTGATACAATATCTATGGAAGAATTTCCAGAGATGTTTATGAATACAGAGTGTGCTGACTATCTATATAGCACAGAAAGAACCTGGAGAATTATAGAAACTACACATGATAGTTCATTCAATCCTAAGAATAAGACATGTTTTCCTGATAAGTTTGTATTTGTTAGTGCTTATAATGCATTCAAGTACATCGATCTTCCTGTTCCTATGGAGATTATTGAATACCCTGTAGATAAGAAAGAACGTAATAAGGTGGAGATGCAAAAGAAACTATCACTTGACCCTTCTTATAAACATGTTGTAACTGTAGGACTATTCACTCCTAGAAAGAATCAAGCTTATGCTTTTGAAATGGCTGAGTACTTAAAGAACTATAAGATTAAGTTTCACTTCTTAGGTAATCAAGCAGGTAACTTTGAATCATACTGGCAACCACTAATGCAAAACAAACCAAAGAATTGTGTTGTGTGGGGAGAGCGTGATGATGTACCTGATTTCTTAAAAGCATGTGATGTATTCTTCTTCCCTTCTAAGGGTGACCGTGGTAATAAAGAGTTAAATCCTATTGCTATTAAGGAAGCTTTGGAATATGAAGATATGATTAAGGTGATGTATAACCTAGATGTATATTGTAATAAGTATGACGATGAGGCTAACATGGTTTACTTAACTGGAAATATAGTTAGTGATGCTACCAATTTAACAGAAAGATTAAACCTAGATGCATTAGATGAAGAGTGTATCATACTTGGTACATATCCAAACATTAAAGATAGAGTGGAGCTTACAAAAGAAACCATACTATCGTTAAAGCCATTAGGTAGAAAGATTATACTTGTAAGTCACTATCCTGTAGACCAGGAGATTCAACGTATGGTAGACTACTACATCTATGATGAACATAACCCTCTTACACATCACAGCTATTATACTAGATTCTATAATGATAGAGCTGACTACTTTGCTGAGATAAATATCAATGGTCTTAAGGATAGTAACCAGTCTCTTACAGTGTTGACTAATATGTTTAATGGTGCTAAAGCTGCTAAGCAACTAGGCTTTAATAGATTCTTTTACACTACATACGATGTTGTGTTAAATGAGAATGATATACCTGCAGTGAATGATGCATTCAAGACAGATAAAAAACTTTATGCAGCTACACTTCCTACACCACAGGGACTAGGAATTCAGACTAATGGTATAATGTTTAACACAGACTTCTTCCTAAAAGAGTTTGATGATGTACGTACACCAGAAGAATGGAATGAAGTGTGTACACGCAGAAGATGTGAAAACTACTTAGAAGAGTATCTATCTAAGGTGATCTATAGTTTCAATCCAAATGATATACAATTAGTTACTAATAATAAAGATACTATATTGGTTAACAGCGGATTAGGTGTTGCATCTAATAGTGAGTATTATTCTATCATTCCTGTTATTGGAAAACCAAACATGTACATGTTCTATTTCTTTACATATAACAGAGACAATAGATTCATTTATGTAAGTATTGGAAATGATATGTCAAAGAGAATAATCCCTTCTCAAATACATGAGTGGGCTTATGAATTTGAATTTAAAGGAACTCCTATAGATGTGCAGATAGATTTCTATGATGGAGATAATTTCTACAAGGTTGAGAAGTATAACTTAAATAAGGATAACCTAGATAAGTATCAAAGCACTGGTAAGTTCCAATGGAAGAATAAAACAGAAAGACCTAAAATTAAATTAGTTCACATACAAACTACATTAAACGATGAAAGAGAACAACAAAGTAGAGACTCCCTTATTGAAGTTACAGACTATGGATGGAAATATGTCTTACAACTTAACGTGCCCTATGCAGACTTACCACCCAAGTCTAACTGTATCAGACCCAATTGTGTTTCAATGGAACTCTTCGATGAAGCAAGAATTCAACAATATGGTACTGCACTTACCCCAGCACATTATGGATGCTATGAAGCATTCAAAAATGCCATCCTAACAGAATTCCATGATTGTGATTTCTTAATAGTATGTGAAGGAGATTGTATTATAGAAGGAGATGTTAAGAATTTTATAGATACAGTAGAAGCATGTACACATAATGTCAATGATCACAATATACACTTTATGTCCTTTGGAGATAAAGATACATTAGAACATGGCTGGCCTCAAAGTCCTATAGTAGAAAACATTAATGATGTAATGTATGTTACTAACCATATTATTGGTTTACAATGTATTATGTTCCCAGCTAAAATTGCACAAGGATTAAAAGAAACTGTAAGAATGCATCATTGGGATGCTGCAGACATGTATTTCAATCATATCTTTGCAGGACACAAAATGGGTATTCTACATAACAGAATCACTACACAAGCAGATGGATTCTCACTAATCGATAACTCACATAAAACATTTAGAAAATGATAGATGTAATAATACTTACAGATAGTACAGATGTAGCTTTAACACAGCGTACAATAGATACATTACATTACACTAATACTGTATATCCAATACATGTACAACTTGTAGATTCAGGAACTAATGATCCACTTAGATATAGAGGCTATAGTAATTATATACACCCTGAGAGCTCATTCAATTACAATAAGTTCTTGAACATAGCTATTACCTATTGTACTGGTAAATGGGTTGTTATATCTAATGATGATGTAAGCTATGAGAAACATTGGTTTACTGAGATGATGAATGTATATGATCAAAGACCAGACATAGAAGCATTCTCTCCTAAAGATCCATTATTATACATGCGTTACTTCCCTAACCATTTTACAGGAGGAACTGATGATTATTTTGAATCTTGGGCTGTTACAGAATCTTTACAGGGATGGTGTACAATGATTAAAAGAACAGCACTAGATAAAATACTACCATTTGATGAGATGTTTGATATGTACTATCAGGATAATGACTATGCTGAAAGACTTAAACAAGCAGGAATCAAGCATGCTCTTGTAAGAGATTCTATTGTTTGCCATATGGAAACATTAAATGTACAGCAAATAGGAGAAGCTAAGGCTAGGAAACTTAAAATAGATGAAATTAAATTCAGAACTAAATGGCACCAGTAGCTATAATAAGTGTCTATCCTTCTAATGATAGAATCATAAACATCCTTAACAGATGTATACATACATATAAGTCAATAGGGTGGGATGTAATAGTTACTAGTCATCTTCCATTAGATGAATCTACAACTAAGAATGCTACATACACTATATATGATAGTGACAACACTTTCCTAAGACATGATCTTTGTCCTGTGTTTTGGAACACATGTGCTGGTACAAAGATAACCATCCCCACATGTGGACATGTTCTTCCTATATGTAGGAACATAAAGCTTGGTACAACCATGGCTAAAGCTCTTGGCTATACACATTTTGTATTTACAGAAGCTGATGTACTACTAGGAGGAACTGATTTAGAATTGTTAGAGTCTTATATAAAAACTCTAGATGATGAAGATAAGAAGATGTTGTTCTTCAGACCTGAAGAGTATAGAGGAATTAATGGTTCATATGTATATGAGTCATTACTGTTTGGTGGAAATGTGAATTATTTTGTAGATGAGTTCACTCCCCCCCTATCATCAGAAGACTGGATAAATTTCAACTTTGGTCATACATTAGAACTATCTTTCTATGAGAAGCTTTCACATGATGAAGATAAGTTCTTAATAATCAACGATCATAGTTCTAACATATTTAAAGCTAGTGAAATTAATGTATTAAGATTTGGATTCTTTAATTGTGAGATGGTGTATAACACTCCTAATCCAGAGAAGGTGGCACTATATATAATGAACTATTTAATAGGAGAAGAACAGATTAAATATATAAGTATTTATAAAAATAATGTTATCTTTACAAACATAATTCTTTATAAACATGGCTACTGGTTTGCTGATTTTGATATTGATGACACTGAAGTAGTGGTAGAGGTTTATGCAGATGCTAATAAAACTATATTAGAAACATCTAAGAAGTATGTTTTGAATAAACAATTAAAAGATACAGCTCGTGAAAGAGGTGTATTTGAAATAATTTAAACCAATAGTATGAAAGTTGTTCAAGTGGCTACAGGGTTAATAACTATTCCCCCAAATGGTTGGGGTGCTGTAGAACGTATCATATGGGAATATAAACAAGAACTAGAAGCTCTAGGGGATGTGGTTGAGATTAAATACATGAATGATCTGATTAAAGAACCAGACACTATTACACATGCTCACTTAGCTAACCAGGCATTACATTGTAAGAACCTTGGTATACCATACATCTATTCATTACACGATCACCATGTTGAATGGTATGGTAAAGATAGTTGGGTGTATAAGCAAAACTTAGAAGCTATCAAGGGAAGTGTTATATCTATCACTCATACAGAACACTACTTAGATTACTTTGATGAGACAGATAAGTTATTCTATTTAAGACATGGTGCTAATACAGAATTCTTTACACCAGATTATGCTCCTAAGAATCATAGTTTATTAATGATAGCTAACAATGGATTAGCAGGTGATTCAGGATTTGATAGAAAAGGATTTAGATTTGGTATAGAAGCAGCTGAAAGAATGGGTTTACCTATTACTATAGCAGGACATACAGATAATCTAAACTTCTTTAATATACATTCAGAGCTAACCACTTATGAAAAGTTAACTTTAAAGTTAACAAACCCTACAGATGAAGAGATGAGAGACTTATATCGATCACATACTATATTCTTACATCCATCTATGCTAGAGGGAGGACATCCTAATCTAACATTATGTGAGGCTATAGCTAGTGGAGTTCCCATTGTGGGAACTTATAAAGGATCTAGCCCTGTTCCAGGAATGCATGTAATAGATAATATTACAACAGAGGCTGTAACAGATGGTATAGTGAATGTAATGTGGAGTTATGATGAGCGTAGAGAACAAATCTTTAAGAGTAGAGAGCTCTATAGCTGGAAACATGTAGCTAATACATTACATAAATACTATGAGAATGTACTAAAGGTGAATGATAAATACGATTCAAACAGAACAAAACAATTATACATACAGACTTATGCTTAGATATAACTTAAACCTAATCAATGGAATGTTCTTTGAGTTACTATCCACTTGGGAGAACAAAGAATACTTAGTAAAGTTCATGGAGAAGAAGGACAAAGAGTATACAGAAATGTACTCTGTAAGTCTTAAGAAAGGTATGTGGGCTAAATACCCTAGAACCTACTTAGGTAAATACTTTATTGAGATATGGGATGGTGAAATTCTTAAAGAGAAGATTAGTGTATTAGATCATATCAAGGGTAAGCGTGTATTAATATCTTTTGAATCTCATTCATTAGGAGATAGCATTGCTTGGATGCCATACTGTTTAGAGTTTAAAAACATCTATCAGTGTGAGGTTGTTGTGTCTACATTTAAGAACTTCTTATTTGAAGCAGCCTATCCAGAACTTAAGTTTATAGAAAGAGGAGTGACAGTTGAGAATATTATAGGACAATTTGAATATGGTTGGTATTGGGATGCAAATAAAGAACCTGAACATCCAGCTGTTATACCTTTACAGAAAACAGCAAGTAATACATTGAATCTTCCATTCAAGGAGATTAAAACTAGAATAGCATTTACACCAAAAGAAAGACCTGTAGTGAATGAATACATTTGTATATCTACACAATCAACGTCTCAATGTAAACATTGGTATTATTGGGAAGAGTTAGTGTCTTATTATAAAGACAAAGGTTATAGAGTGTTTGAGATGTCTAAAGATGCAGGTGATTATGGTGCAGAAAAGCTTGATGATACAAGCCTTGATAATGTAATGAACTATCTACATCATGCAGAATTATACATAGGACTGTCTAGTGGTATCAGTTGGTTAAACTGGGCTATAGGCAAACACACTGTAATGATTTCTAACTTCACTAATGAAGATCATGAATTCACTTCTAACTGTACACGCATAGTTAATAAAGAAGTGTGCAACGGATGTTGGAACAATCCAATGTTTAAATTCGATAAGGGTAATTGGATGTGGTGTCCTGTAAATGAAGATAGCCCTAAACATTTTGAATGTCATAAGGCTATCACTTCTAAATACGTTATTGAAAAAATTATAAACTTACTATAACTACAAATCCATCTCCACCATCTCCACCAGCTCCTCCACCTATAGCATCTGATCCAACTCCTCCACCACCTCCTCCTGAACCTGGACCTCCTTTTCCTCCTCTTCCTGCAAAACCAGCTGAACTACTTCCGCCTCCACCACCACCACATGATGCAAATCTGTTAGGCATCCAAAATCCTGATCCACCATCATTTTGACCAGCTGTTGCACTTGCTACTGCTGCACCACCAGGAGTTAATATTCTTGATGAAGGTTGTTGTCCATATTGAGTTGTTATACTGCCTCCTACAAAATTACCAGTTATTGATCCAGCTCCACTTGCTCCACCTGATAAATAATAAGATAAAGAATTAGAGTTTCCTGCAGCATTAGAATTTCCTCCAACAACTCCTCCAACACCGCTAAATGCTTTAAAAGTTCCTAATGTACATAATGGATTATTAGGAACTGTTCCTATAGTAGCAACACCTGCAGCACCAGTACTAAAACTTGCACCAACTCCTCCATTTCCTCCAGCTGGAACACTCATTAAATACTCTGAAGTTATTGCTCTATATGCTGAAATTATTGTTGATGTTCCAGATGTAGCAGACGGTCCACCTCTTCCCCCTATTCCTACTCTTATGTATAATGTATCAGGTACTAATAATGCAGATGCATATAGTATAGATAAAGCTCCAGAAGCTCCACCACCACTTCCATATGCTTGATTTGTTGAAAAGTGAAGAAATCCATTACCACCAGCTCCACCTCCACCAACAGCAATTATATAAACAAAATTACAACCATAAGGTTTTGTCCAAGTATGCATGTCTGTTCCTGCATTTGGTTGCATGAACCAATCTACTTGTGCGTTATTTATTAAATTATTTAATGGTAACATATATATATTAATAGCTTATAATCATTACTAATCCATCTCCACCATTTCCACCTGCTCCTCCTGTAAGTCCAGCAGCACCTCCTCCACCTCCTGAACCAATAATACCATTACCACCATTGCCACCTGTGCCTGATGGATTACCTCCTCCTCCAGAACCACCTACAGAAAAAAATGGTTTTAAATATGAATATCCATTATTTCCATTACCCCCCCCTGCACTACCACCACTGACAGGTTTTATAAATGACGTTAATAAATCTGAAGAAGTAATATTTCCACCAGCATTACTTGTATTAGTTGCAGGAACTCCACCTCCACTTGCTCCTCCTGATGTTATTGAGTTTGATAAAGCTGCTATATCAATACCAGTAGTACTACCAAATGTAGCACCCGCTTGACCTCCATAAGATGCCCAACTACATAAACTTAAATATCTAGGACTGGTATCAGAAGCTACTAATGCTGCACCACCAGATCCTCCAACTGCTGTAGGTCCTCCTCCATTAGCAGGCCCTCCACTTGTAATTATACAATTATTTAGATTTGTTGTTGGATAACAACTTATATAACTAATGTTTCCACTTCCACCATTAGTATTAACTAATCCACCAACTCCACCTTTACCCACACTTATATAAAGTGTATCTAAAATTAAATAAAATGGTATCTGTGCAATTGTAACAGCAGAAGAGCCTCCTCCTGAACCACTTAATCTGGCAGTTCCAGCAATTCCACTTTGCCCACCACCACCCCCACCACCCCCACCAATACATATTATATAAGCTTGTGAGGCTTTACTTGGTTTTGTCCAAGTTTGCCAATTTTCCCAAGGTTTATCAGGTATGGGTTCACTAAAACTTCTTATAGCACGAACATAACATGCGTTGGTTTTACTAAAATACGATCGATAGTCACTTCCAAATTGATAAAACCATGCAGAGTATAAATCTTGTTGTGTAGAACTCCAATAGTAGTTAGTTGTAAAACCACCAATAGCAACTCTGTTTAAATACAATTTATTCAATTCATCAATACTTGGTAAATACCAATCAGAATATCCTCCCTCAACTAAATCTCCACATAACCTAGCAGCAATACCAGCTTCAGCACAACCAGCCATAATATCAATGGTATTCTGGTTTCCTGTTCCAATAGCTGTTCCACTAGCTCCTGTAAGCAAGGTCCCATTACATCCCCATACAGCTCCAGCACTTTGATCTGCTTTTGTAGCAACAAATCCCTTCTGTAAATTTGCATCATATCCTGGGTCACCTGGCTGTAAAACATATGCTATTACACCACCAAGTGCAAGTTGACCAACTTTATATGGACCACCGTCAGCAATAGTTGCATTAAATACTTGCTTGTCTATGTTTGTTGGTAAGTTGTTTAAGTCTATCATTAATATCCTATTATTATTACGAATCCATCACCACCACGACCACCATTACCACCTCTAGCAAATGAGTATGAATCATTGACACCACCACCAGCTCCTCCACCAGATCCCCATATACCAGATCCTCCAATAGGACCTACAACTGCAGCAAGTGCAGGATTTCCAGCACCTCCTGTTCCACCAAAAACTGTAAATGGTTTTCTAAGAATAAACCCATCATTTCCTTTACCACTATTCACTCCCCAAACTCCACCAGATAATTTCCCATTAACAAATGTTGCAGGATATGATGATCCAGAATAACTAATTGCATTAGTTCTTCCTCCACCAGCAGCTCCTCCTAATATTGGACAATTTGTATTTGAATAATCAACACCATCTCCTGGAACAGTTAATCCATTTTGTCCATTGCAACTTGATGATGTATATTGAAAAATACTTTGAGTAACAGCTGCAAGTTGTCCACCTACTCCACCAAAAGTTGTACAATATCCAGTACCACCTCCTCCTGTACCTCCTCCTAAATTAAATATTAAATTTCCTGCATTTGTGTTAGGATAATATGATATATAAGTTGATCCACCAGTACCACCAGCCACATTACTACCACAAGTATTACCACTAGCACCACCTATTCCTCCTGCTCCTCCTAATCCTATTTGTAGAAATAATTTATCTGGAAATAAATATGCTGGAGCAGATGCTTGTAAAAATGTACCACCTCCACCTCCTCCACCACCTGTAGACCCACCATTAGTACCGCTATAAGAACCTGCACCTCCTCCACCACCACCAGCAGCTGCTAATATCATAAAATTAGAAAATTCACTTGGCTTATTCCAAGTTTGCCAAGTTGTTCCACTTTTATTAAATGTCCAAATACTACTATCGGTTGGTAAATTATATAACATAACTTATATACTATCTAATACTTCTCCTATTAACACTTTAGATTCCGTTACTTCTGGTAATATTAATTCACTACCATCCAAGTTGATAAATCCAACTACACACATATTTTCGTCTAAGACTTGATATGCGTCACACTCTAATCCTAGAGTGAATTGTATTTTAATATACTTCATTAGTAATCTCCTCCTATAACTGATACATAGTAACCTGCTGCTACTGTTGTACCAATGGTTATGTTTAATTTATATCCAGCTTGTAAACCAAAGTTTAATGGAATTTCATAAGTTGATTGAGCTGTAGTTTCTGAAATCGTAGTAGCTGCTAAAGTAAGCTCATCATATAAAATATTGTTTGCAGGAGTTGAGTTTGCAGAACCATTGTTAATAAATACACGAGCTACAGTTTGTACGTTTGTACCTGCTGTTCTAAATCTTATTCTCTGTACATAAGAACCATTAATACCTGCTGTAAATGCAAGCAACACTGTACCTGTGCCATCTTTAGCTGTATTAGCTGTTGTTATTGTTGTTGGTCCCCATTGTACATCAGGATTAGCTGAGAAAATAGGTGCTGTATTTGCTGCCATAATTTATATTTTAATATATTGTTAAAAAGTTAAATCCTCTAATAGATCCTACATAAGTTAATCCTACAGTAATGCTTTCTCCAGCAGCTCCAGAAGTTCCAGTTGTACCAGAAGAACCATATGTTGCTCCTGAAGATCCTGAAGATCCTGAAGACCCAGAAGATCCACTAGTTCCACTAGAACCATTTGCACCAGCTGTTCCACTAGTACCAAAAGTTGCACCTGAAGTACCATTACTTCCATCAGCTCCTGAAGTACCAGCAGTTCCAAATGTAGCACCACTTGTACCAGATGTACCAGCGGTTCCACTAGAACCATCCGTTCCACTAGTACCAGATGTACCAAAAGTTTCACCACTAGATCCTGAGGTTCCTGTAGTACCACTAGAACCAGATGTACCAAATGTAGCACCAGAAGTTCCAGATGTACCAAAAGTTTCACCAGAAGTACCAGTGGTACCACTAGAACCATCTGTACCACTCATTCCTGAAGAACCGTCTGTTCCAGAACTTCCATCTGTTCCAGTGATGCCACTTGTTCCTGTAAATCCACTAGTTCCTGAAGTACCATAAGTTTCACCAGAGGTTCCTGAGGTTCCTGAGGTACCATAAGTTGCTGTTAAAGAAAATGTTAAAGCTGTTGTGTTAAGTGTGATTGGATTAGCTGTACTTAATACAAATACATCTCCTGCATTAACTGTACCAGAAATGATATAAACTTGTAGTCCTTGGAATACATCATCATCTAATGACATATCTACAGACCTAGTCCATGTTCCAGAACCTACAATATATATACCATTAGTTGATGCTGTTCCTTGATTTTTTACCAATACTCTTTCACCTACAACTAATACAACACTATCAATAGTTTGTGTACCACTTAATGTAATAGCTCCTGTTGTAGCAGCACGACAAGGGAGGCTATAACTAACCCCCTTGACCTGTGCATATGTTCCTATCCTTGTTATGGCCATAATTAGTTATTTATATTAATAGAACAATAATTCTCTGTAACACTCAGTATTAGAGTGTCTGTTTAACCATAAGTATTTCAATCCATCAACAGTTGTAAACACTTCCATTCTATTACCTATAATAGCACCACCTGCTAAATATGGATATTGTCCTGCACCAAATGCTGTATTTACAGTTACATCTAAATAGTATAATCTTTGTGTAACATCTTTTGTAAAATATATTCTGTTTCCACCATCGTATGTATACATACTACCTGTACTTAATGTTTCCACTTGAGGAGTGATAGCCATTTGATCAAATGTATCATCTGTAATATCAATTACATCCCAGTTAACTGTAGCACCACCACGAGGACTATATAAATATTTACCACGTGTATTTATCATAGTTGTACAAGGAGTCCAGCTAAGTTCAATTCCTGTGCCTCTAATAGGTTGTTGTAATATAGAATAAACTGTACTAGCAGCAACAGGTGCTGTACCAGCTCCAAATGTTAAAACGTTTGCTGTATTTGATGCAATTAAAAGTTCTTGTTGTTGACCAGCACCACCTAAGAATTTCAATCTCCTACCAGCAAATATATTCACAGCCCATCCTGTAGAGGTTAATGTACCAGATCCTACAGATTGAGACCTTGATACAGAATATGTACCAGTGTTACCAAATGTATTAGGACCAAATGCAGTGATGGTTGTACCTGCTAATGTACCACCTCCTGTGATTACAGAACCAATACCTAAATATCCAGTGGACATACTAGTAACAGTAAGTGTTGAATTTGATATAGATGCTGTAAAACTAGCTGTAGAAACGTTTGTATCTTGTAATGTTGTTGTAGCTTGTGTACCTGTAGCAATTCCAGAAAACATATTACCAATAACAGCTTCTCTTCTTCCTATAACATATCTTGTAACACCATTTGTTGTTATAGTTGCAGCAGTAGTTAATGTTAAAGTTGTAGCAGTGTTAGATAAAATTTGAAAAGTTTGTGCTGTAGCAATACCTGTAGCAGCAGTGACAGCAGTTGTATTAAATGTAACCATGTAACCAGTCCACTGATTCACTGTCCATGCTTTTGTAGCATCAGCAATTACTGTAACTGATAATGCAGTTGTGAATGTTGTTGCTGCTGGTGTACCAGCCATTGTATATTGAAAAGTATTTAAAGCAGGTGTAGCAGTGATTGTTTTTGTACCATTAAAGTTTGCATCAGTAGCTCCTTTCACTGTAACAGATTGCCCTATTTTATAGTTATGGTTAATTGCTGTAGTGATAGTGGCAGTTGTTGTAACGTTTGCTAATGTTGTAATAGATATTGGTTTATTATTTGCGTATTGCACTGCACCAATTGCAGCTATACCAGAATCATAACGTCTACCATATGTACTTAAATCATCATTTAAATTTTGAATTAGTACACCAGCATTGTTACCCAATATAGCATAAAGTTTATCATTATCTCCTTGAATAGTGTAAACAGATGTAGAATCTGTTGCCACTGATATAGCTCTATAAAATGTAAGAGTAGTTGCTGTATTAGATAAAATTTGTACAGATTGACCTATACCTGTTCCAGCAGATATTTCAATAGCATAGTTTTTCCATCTATTAACTATCCAGTTTTTAGTTGAATCAACTAATGTAATTGTTGAACCAGCACCAGAAGCAGTTCCTGCATCAAATCCTTCAATAAAATATTGTGAATTACTTGTAGGAGCTACAGCCATAGAAGCAAATGTCAATGTTGTTGCTGTATTAGAAGCAATCAAAGATTGTTGCCCTTCTCCTGATCCACTAAATATTCTAACATAATATCCTGCCCATTGGTTAACTGTCCAAGCTTGTCCACTATCTGTTAATGTTGTATTAGTACCTGTAACAACTTGTGTCATAGATGTACCAACAACTGTAGAAGTAGTTCTTGCCCATATAGTAGCACCTTCTCCTGTTCTTTCAATTGATGCATCCGTACCAACAGCAGCAATATTAGCTGAGTTAGCAGTTCTAATATACCACGTATCTGTTAATACATCATAGTGTTGTAACGAATAGAATGGTGTAGCAGCAGCTGAAGAAAATAAATATATAGTTCCTCCTTGCACTTTAAATCTTGATGTAGCATCTGGTGTTACTAACCAGTTTGTATCAATACTTATTGTAGAAGATTCGATTTGATAAATAGAACCAGCAGTAATTGCTGGAGAGAAAATCATTGGATTACACCAAATTTCTGAAGCAGATGTAACTGAATCACCTAAATATAAAACTGTTGCACTATTATATAATATCTTTCTAACTTGACCTGTACCATTTCCTTGAACAATTCTCACTTGATATCCTGCCCACTGATTAAATGTCCAAGCTTTAAGACCATCTGTAATATTTATTGCACCTAATGTATTTGTTACAGCTGTAGCATTACCTTTATCATAAATCATAGGATCAGATACATTTGTAATAGTTCTTCTTTGACCAGCACCTGTACCAGCTGTGATTTTAATATCATATCCTTTATAAACTGTAGCATAATATGCTGGAATAACAGCAGAACTAGATGTAGCAGAAAGAATGTTACTTTCAATAGCATTTACATTTGAAAATCTCATTGTACTAAAAACACTAACTCCTATAGGAGGAGAAGATAACTGAGAATAAGAATCTGCATAGGTATCATATCTCCAAAAAGAACCAGCACCTATTAAATAATAGATGTATCTACCTTGAATCACTGAAAAAATAGCACCATCTGCAGCACAAGCTGATGAAACAGCAGTGGAAACTGCTGGAGCAAACCTTGTCCATTCAAAAACTGGTAAATCTATCTGCTTCCTAAGCGTATTAACGATTGCCATAATATATTTATTTTAATTTAATTAGTTTATTTTAGCACTAATGCCAGTGTTATAAGCAGTTCTTGCTTGATTAATATACATCTCTCTATCCATACCAGCTATTGTAGCTAAGTTATTTATACTACCAATAAGGTTACCTCCAGCATTTAAGTTAGCATTTACAGTACCGCTACCTACTGTTATAGTTCCTGAAGATACAGTTACAGCTCCTAATGTAAGACCTCCTGTTACAGAGTCTAAAGTTATTCTTTGTCTTTGAGCAGAATCAACAATTGATAAAGATTCAAGTAATTTTAATATTCTAGCTAGTATGACAATTGTATCATCTTGAGCTAATAAAGATGGTGATTGTGTTGATGATACTACAACTGGTGCACTATTTGCACTAGTTGCCTGACCATTGGGATTATTTGGAGTGTATGCCATTATTAATAAATGTTATAATTTGAATTATTTGATATGAAATCTAAAGCTGCATATGGTGTTAACGATATACTTGTAGATCCATCAGCATCCTGCCCAGGAGCAAAGGTAATAAAAATATTGACACTAGCCCTATTTTTTATCTTATAAATACAAGAATTCCCTACAGCTGTTGGTAAAATAAGTGTACCAGATGCTGTAAACTCATATACATAAACTGTTTCTGGTAAACTATCAGCTAGTACAGTACCATACTGATTATTATATTGTTGTATATTTAATACATATGCCCATGCAACATCATAGTTTGTAGTTGATGCTTTTACTAAAGCTTGTCCAGTGTCTCCACCTAATGGAACACCTGCTTGTAAAGATGTAATAATTGATCCATATAATTTTAAAACATCAGAAGGTGTAGGAGCTGGTCTGGCTGTTACAAAAGTTAATGTAGTTCCAGATATAGTGTAGTCACTTGTATAAGTTAACAACTGACCATTTATATAAAACTGATGTGTAGTTCCAGATGTAAGAGGAGAAGCTAATGTAAAATCTTTATTTACTCCATCTTGTGTACCAGTTAAAACAACTTCTGATATAGCATATCCACTAGTTCCACTAGTTCCATAAGTGGCTCCAGATGTACCTGCAGTACCAAAAGTGGCACCACTAGTACCAGCAGTTCCAAAGGTAGCTCCTGAGGTTCCTGTACTTCCACTTGTTCCACTAGTACCTGCAGTTCCAAACGTTGCTCCTGATGTACCAGTAGATCCTGATGTACCAGCAGATCCAGATGATCCACTTAATCCTGATGTTCCTGCTGTACCAAAAGTTGCCCCACTTGTTCCACTTGTACCCACTGTTCCACTTGATCCATTAGACCCACTTGATCCACTAGAACCTGCAGTTCCTGATGTACCATTTAGTGCAGCTAAATTTGTAGTCCAAGCTGTATATGTACCAGATCCACTTTGTTGTAATGGATTAACTACCAAAACCCCTGTTGCAGGGTTATATGATGACACCTGCCCTATAATAAAATTAGTGGCACTATTACTTATCTTTATATAGTCATATTTGACAAAAGCTAAGCCAGTTGTTACATTAAAGGTTAAAGTAGCATATGCCATTTTATATTTTTATATTTTTATTATTTTAAAAGCTTCTAATTGCACGAACATTATAGAATAGATCCTTAAAATTAACAGCCTGAACACCACTAACTAAATTTTGATACCTCATCAATGTATTGGTATTTTCTGAAGAACTACAATAGTTAGTAGCTGAAAAACCACCAAGAGCAACTCTGTTTATAAATAATGTATTTAACTCATTCATACTTGGCAAATACCAATCGGTATATCCACCAGTAGTAACTGCTCTACACAATCTTGCTGCAATTCCTGCTGTAGCACAACCTGCTATTATATCAAGAGTATTTTGATAACCAGTTCCTATTGCTGTTGCATCAGCACCTGCAATTAGTGTTCCTTGACATCCCCATACTGCAGATGTTGAAACGTCTGCAGTAGTTACTATTAAACCATGAGTTTCTCCTGCCACATATCCTGGGTCACCCGATTGTAATATATAAGCAACCAGACCACCTAATGTAGCAGCTCCAACAACTATATCAACTAAAGGTAATGTCTGTGATGTAGTAGATGTACCAGCATAAGTTATAGATAAACCAGAAGTTCCAGAAGTTCCGAAAGTACCATTAACTCCAGATGTACCATCAACTCCAGAAGTACCAGCTGTACCACTACCATCTCTACCACTAGTACCAGATGAACCATCTCCACTTGTACCACTAGATCCAGGACTACCAACACCAGAAGTTCCTGCTGTTCCAGGACTACCAACACCACTTGTTCCACTTGTACCAGTTAATCCACTAGTTCCACTTGTTCCAGGACTTCCTACACCACTTGTACCTGCTGTACCACTTAGTCCAGTGCTACCACTTGTACCAGCTGATCCAGAAGAACCACTTGTTCCAGAAGAAGCACTTGAACCACTTGTACCTGATGATCCACTAGTTCCAGAACTAGCACTTGTACCATTAGATCCATCAGTTCCAGATGAACCAGAACTTCCACTTGTACCACTTGTACCAGCAGTTCCTGTTGTACCACTAGAACCATCGGTTCCAGTTATACCACTAGATCCATTAGTTCCTGAAGAACCACTTGTACCAGAAGAACCGTCAGTACCACTAGAACCGTTTGTTCCAGAAGAACCATCCGTTCCACTAGTGCCTGTTGTTCCTGATGATCCGTCTGTACCACTAGTTCCTGACGATCCAGAAGATCCACTTGTTCCTGTTGTTCCAGAAGTACCTGTTTCACCACTTGTACCTGTTGATCCACTTGTTCCACTAGTTCCTGTTGATCCACTAGTACCTGATGTTCCATTTGATCCATCAGTACCGCTAGATCCAGATGTTCCTGAAGAGCCACTTGTTCCAGATGTTCCAGTTGTGCCACTAGTACCAGTCGTACCAGAAGAGCCACTTGTTCCACTTGTACCACTTGTTCCAGTGGTACCTGAAGAACCACTTGATCCACTAGTTCCACTAGTACCTGTTGTACCTGTTGAGCCTGACGTACCACTTGTACCATCAACTCCTGACGTACCATTAACACCGCTTGTACCAGAAGTACCAGCAGCAGCATTAAATGTAGTCTGTACGTATGAATAGTAAGCCCCATCTTCTGTATAGAAATCTATTGTACGACTTACTGTATCTGTATTTAAAACATTGACAACTATATAAAGTCTATCACTTGCATTTAATGTTTGAGAACCAATAAATGTGTCACAATAAACTTGTTGTATTAATGTGCTGTTAACCAAAACTTGAACCACGTTAGTTGTTCCAAGGAATGTAGAAACTCCTCCTGTTGTGTATTTATATACATCAACACTTACATCCCAATAAGAACTTGCTATTCCTAAAAAGTGCATTACAAATGCCCAGTTACCAGCAGGAAATGATGTTTCATTAGGAACACCACTATCTGTAGCAAATGTTGCAATAGCACCACTAACTCCTGCACCTAATGTAATAGATGTACTTTGAGTGGTTGTAGATGTATCGTTAGGAGATAGTTGTTTATATGTAGGTGTACCAAATGGAGTGTTTGTATCATTGGATAGATTCATCCAATAAATTTGACCACCAGATATACCACTTACACCAGAGCTTCCTGCTGTTCCACTTGTACCTGTAGTTCCAGAAGAACCACTAGTTCCAGCTGTGCCTGATGTTCCTGTTGTACCTGATGTTCCTGTTGTGCCAGATGTACCACTAGATCCATCTGTTCCACTTGTACCACTAGTGCCTGTCGTTCCACTTGAACCTGAAGTTCCACTAGTTCCTGTAGTTCCACTTGATCCAGATGTTCCACTAGTTCCTGTAGTTCCAGTTGTACCAGCTGTGCCACTTGATCCAGAGGTTCCACTTGAGCCATTGGTTCCACTTGAGCCATTGGTTCCACTTGAACCAGTAGTGCCACTTGAACCACTTGATGCACTAGTACCGCTTGATGCACTAGTACCACTTGAACCACTGCTTCCAGAGGTTCCACTTGATCCTGAAGAACCATTAGTTCCACTAGACCCTGAGGTACCTGCAGTTCCTGCAAACGTACCCAATGTACCATCACCCCTTATATATTGAGAAGGTGTACCATTAGCTATTACATTAATTACACCAGTGGCTCCTACAACAGGACTTCCACTAACATAAAATGCTGGAGGCATAGTTAAGCCTACACTAGTTAATGTACCTACAGACCAACTTCTATTAATAGATAGATCTTTTGTTAAGCC